GGTTATTCGATGCGCGCGATACCCCTAGCGCGCGACCCCGGGGCATAGGCAACGCATGCAGAATTTCGACCACGCCGTCTCCCAGCTCCGCGCCGCGGGCTTTATCCTCGACCGCGATGTGCTGGTCGACACCGCCCGCCCGCAGCGCTGGCGCGTGGATGGTGAGGACCGCGAGCGCCGCGGCTGGTCGTGGCTGCGCACCTGGACCAGCAAGGCCGGCAACGTGTTCGTGGTCGGGAAGTTCGGGGTGTGGCATGGCGCCGACGACGGACGCCAGGACATCGAGCTGCCACCCAAAGACGACCACACGCCGGCGATCACCGCCGAAGACCAGGCCGCGATCCGGCGCGCGAACAAGGCCCGGCGCGAGGCGCTGGAAAAACTGCGCCGGGCCGAGGAAAAGACCGCGGCCAAGTGGGCCGGCGTCGTGTGGGGCATGGCCGCGCCCGCGCCGGCCGATCACGACTACCTGGAGCGCAAACAGATCGACGCCGCCGGCGTGCGCCACCTGGCGAGCCTGGACGGGATCGACCTGCCCAACGTCGACGAGACTAACAAGTGGCGCCTGCAACAGGCGGTGGGTGCGCTGGTCGTGCCGATGCACGACGCCGCCGGCGTGATCGCCGGGCTGCAGTTCATCTACGGGCGCGCGCATCCGCGCAAGGCCAAGATCCAGCGCGATAAGGAATTCTGGCCGGCCGGCATGGGGATGGCCGGCACCTTTGGCCTGCTGGGGCCGCTGCCCCGCTCGGCGCTGTTGCTGATCTGCGAGGGCTACGCCACCGCGGCGAGCCTGCGCCAGGCCACCGGCTATTCGGTCGCGTACGCATTCTCGGCGAACAACCTGCTCAAGGCCGGCAAGGCGATCCGAAAGAAGTATCCCGGCGTGCGGCTGCTGTTCTGCGCCGACGACGACTACCAGACCAAGGGCAACCCCGGGGTCACCGCCGCGGCGCAGGCCACCGCCGAGATCGAGAACGCGGCGTGGTGCAAGCCCGACTTCCGCGACGACACCGGTACCGATTTGCGCGCCGGGCGCAAGCTGACCGACTTCAACGACCTGGCCGTGCTGACCGGGGTTTCCCTCACCCTGGCCGACCAGGTGAATGCGGCGATCCAGGCGGCCGGCTGGCACGACGCGGCGGCGGGCGCAACATCTGAGGGGGGCGGGGAAGCGGGCGGTATGCCGTCGCAGCTCTCGGTCGACGAGGCGGCCCTGCGCTATTGGGGTACCTATGGTTTCGGCGGCAAGGTGTTTTTCGACGAGGTCGAGCGCCGCCTGGTGCACCGCGACGACGTGCTGAACCTGCTGCCGGCGCGCGGCTGGGATGCGCTCAAAAGCCACCCGAAGTGGCGCGTGGCGCGCGACACCGAGGTCGGCTTTGATCCGACCGAGAGGGACCCGGCGATCCGCTGCAACCTGTTCGCGGGCTGGCCGACGGAACCGGCGCCCGGTGAATGCGACGAGCTTTTGGGGCTGCTGGAATACCTGTGCAGCAACGAAAAGAACGACGTCGGCCTGTTTGAGTGGGTGCTGAAGTGGCTGGCCTATCCGCTGCAGCACCGCGGCGCCAAGATGCACAGCGCGCTGGTGTGCCATGGCCCGCAGGGCACCGGCAAGTCGCGGTTCTTTGAGGCCTACGCCAAGATATTTGGCGACTATGCGCGGGTGTTGGGGCAGGAGGCGCTGGAGGACAAGTTCAACGCCGATTGGGCCGAGCGCAAACTGTTCATCATCGCCGACGAGGTGCTGGCGCGCTCCGAGATGTTTCACGTCAAAAACCGGCTCAAGGGCTTCATCACCGGCGACACCATCCGCGTCAACCCGAAGAACGTGGCGGCGCACAATGAGCGCAACCACATGAACATGGTGTTTCTCTCGAACGAGGGCATGCCGCTGGCGCTGGAAGCCGACGACCGCCGGCATTGCGTCATGTACACGCCGCCGAAGCTGGACCCGGTGTATTTCGAGAAGGTCAACACCGAGATCGAGCAAGGCGGGATCGCGGCCTTGCACGACTACCTCTTAAACCTCGACCTCGGCGACTTCAAACCCTGGACGCTGCCACCCATGACCGCGGCCAAGGCGGATCTGATCAACCTGGGCCGGTCAAGCGAGGAGCGCTTTCTGGTCGACTGGCAGGCGCTGGACATCGAGGGCGAAGACGGCGATCCGCTGCCGTTTTGTCCTTGTCTCGGCTCGACCCTGTACCGGGCCTACTCGGCGTGGTGCGATCGCCACGGCGAGCGCCGGCGCGCGGCGAAGGACCTGATCGGCCGCCTGAACAAGCGCCACGGCTGGACCGCCGGGCGCACCGAGAAGACGCATCCGAGCCTGGCGCGCGGCGCCGAGGGCGCCTACAAGTCGCGCAAGATGGTGGTGATGCCAAACACCGAGATCGAGGCGGCCTACGCGACCGCGCCGTCGGAGCTACGCGACGCGGTACTGCGCCGCGAAGACGAGACCAAGGCGCGGTGGCTGACCCGGTGTTTTTTCATTTTCGAGCGCGCGATGGGGCTGGAGGTATGATTTCCACGCATTCCACGCCGCTTTCCACCGAGTTTCCACGCCATAACGTGTTGATTCGCTTGGTTTCCACGCCTTCCACGCCTTTATGGGGTCGCGTGCGTGCGCACAGCGTGCGGCGTGGTGCCCGATGCGCGCGGCAACGCGCGCACGTGCGCGTATGGCGTGGAATGCGTGGAAGGCGTGGAAAAAAAACCATTTCAAAGACTTACCTGATGTTCCAGGCGTGGAGGCCTTGGTGGAAACCGTGGAAAGTCGCAAACCCTGTTCCACGTGGAACCGCCGATGCCTGAAAGGGTGAGCCAGGCCGAGTTCGCGCGCCGGATGGGCGTCAACAAATCCACCGTGACGCGGTGGGTGCAGAACGGGCGCATCACCCTGGCCGCCGATGGCCGGGTCGATGTCGACCAGGCCAGCCGCGAGCGCGACGCCAGCGAGAGCCCGATGCCGCACCACCAGGCGCGCAAGGCGCAGATCGACTCCCAGAAGGCGCAACTGCCGGCGCAACCCGCGCAACCGGCGGATCCGATGCCCGGCGCCGGCCAGGTGGAAAAACTCGGCGCCGCGCTCAAGATCGAGACCCTGAAGCTGCAAAGGGCCAAGCGCGAGATGGCCGAGCTGGATCTGGACCGCCTGGCCGGCGCGCTGGTCGAGCGCGAGACCGTGGACCGGGTGCTGGATGAAATCGGGCGCGCGATGCGCCGCCTGCTGCAGAACATGCCCGACCGCCTGGCCGGCACCATCGCCGCGCACGCCGGCGACGCCGCGGCGATCCGCAAGACCCTGAACGAGGGGGCACACGACATGGCGCACGAAGTCGCCGACCTACTGGAACGCAAGATTGAGGACTTGAGTGAATAAGCACAACGATGACCGCCCGCGCTTTGAGCGCCGGCCTGATCAGGATCGCCGCATCCGGCGCGGCGACGATTTCGCCGGCGATGCGTGGTTGGATCGCAAGACCGGCCGCATTGTCTACAGCGTGGTCGGCCACGATCGCAACACCACGGCGATGCGCTGATGAGAATGCACACCGCGCTGGAGCTGGCCGATGTCGAGGCGCTGATCCCTTACGCCCGGAACAGTCGCACGCACAGCGACGCGCAGGTGGCGCAGATCGTCGCCAGCATCCGCGAGTTCGGGTTCACAAACCCGGTACTCATCGACGAGGGGGGAGGGGTGATCGCCGGCCACGGCCGGATCATGGCCGCTAAACAGCTCGGTATGGCGCAGGTGCCCGCGCTGGTCCTATCAGGCCTGACCGACGCGCAAAAGCGGGCGTACGTGATCGCCGACAACCAGTTGGCGCTCAATGCCGGCTGGGATGAGGACATGCTGCGCCTGGAGCTGACCGCGCTGTCGTCGCTCGACTTCGACTTAGACCTGATCGGCTTCAATGAGCGCGAGCTGGCAGCGCTGGTTGGTGACGTGTTACCCGATCGCCACGGCGAAGACAGCATCCCCGACGCGCCGGCGGTGCCGGTGAGCCGACCGGGCGATGTGTGGCTGTGCGGCGACCACCGCGTGATGTGCGGCGACTCGACCGACGCCGGCGACGTGGCGCGCCTGGCCAACGGCGAGACGGCGACCCTGGTCCACGCCGACCCGCCATACGGGATGGGCAAACAATCCGAGGGTGTGGCCAACGACAACCTGTACCGCGAAAAACTGGATGCGTTTCAGATGGCGTGGTGGCGGGTGTTCCGGGCGCACCTGGCCGACCAGGCGTCGGCGTATATCTGGGGCAACGCGCCCGAGCTGTGGCGACTGTGGTACGACCAACTGGCGCCGTCGGAACACCTGGAGCTAAAGAACGAGATCGTGTGGCACAAGGGCAACGCGATCGGGATGGCGTCGGACCTGGAGCTGAGCTTTCCGACCGCCACCGAGCGCTGCCTGTATTTCGCGGTGGGAAAACAGTTCCTGGGCAATATCAACACCGACGACTTCCCGCCGGAGTGGGAACCGCTGCGCGGGTATCTCGCCGGTGAGGCCGAGGCGGCCGGGCTGACCGCCGCGCGCCTGCGCGAGCTGTGCGGCGTTGGTATGTTCTCGCATTGGTTCTCACGCTCGCAGTTCACCCTGATCCCGGCAAAACACTACGCCACGCTGCAGGCCGCCTTCCCGGCGCAGTTCCGCCGGCCGTGGTCCGATCTCAAGGCCGAGTGGGCGACGCTGCGCGGCAAGGGTAACAGTTTCAAGGCCGACCGCCACGCCAGCATGCGCTGCTATTTTGACAACGCGCACGACGCCATGTGCGACGTGTGGCAGTACGGCCGCGTGGTCGGTGACGAGCGCCACGGCCACGCCACACCGAAACCGGTCGACATGATGGCGCGGGTGATGAAAACCAGCCTACCGTCGGGGGGGCTTGTGCTTCGAGCCGTTTGCGGGCTCGGGCTCGACCCTGATGGGGGCCGAGCGCACCGGCCGGCGCTGCTACACCATGGAATTGAACCCGGCGTACGTCGATGTCGTCGTACGCCGCTGGCAGGACCACACCGGCAAGACGGCAATCCATGCGGACACCGGGCAGGCCTTTTTGGAGGGCACGTGAAACACGTTGGCCGTGGAAATCGACACCGTGCTGGATAGATGAGCGCGCGCGTGGATCGTCGCAGCAAGACCCCGCTAAAGGCATCGGCCGAGGCGCTGCTGACGATCTGCGCGCGCGCCCTGCGCCCGCGGGAGGTGTTGACGGTGTCGCGATGGGCGGACAAGTACCGGATCCTGACATCGAAATCGAGCGCCGAGCCGGGCCGCTGGCGCACCGATCGCACGCCTTATTTGCGCGAGATCATGGACCAACTGTCGGTCTATTCGTCGACCCAGCGCATCGTCCTGATGTTCGCCGCGCAGCTCGGCAAGACCGAGGTCGGGCTCAACTGGTTGGGCTATAACGCGCACCATCACCCGGGGCCGATGCTGACCGTGCTGCCGACCCTGGAAGTACGCCGGCGCTGGGTGCTGCAGCGCCTGAATCCGCTGCGCCGCGAGACCCCGGCGATCCGCGAGCTGGTCGGCAAGATGAAAACGCGCGACGCGGCCAACTCCGAGGATGTTTGGGAGTTCCCCGACGGGTTTTGCGTGCTCGGTGGCAGCAACGCGCCGGCGTCGCTGGCCAGCATGCCGATCCGCGATGTGTTGTGTGACGAGGTCGACCGTTTCCCATGGGAGGCCGGCCAGGAGGGCGACCCGTTGGGCCTGATCGACGAGCGCACCAAGACCTACCAGGACCGCAAGGTGCTGCTGGTGTCGACGCCGACGGTTAAAGGCCTGTCGCGGATCGAGGCGGAATACCTGCGCTCGGATCAGCGCGAATATCACGTGCCATGCCCGAGCTGTGGGCATTTCCAGGCCTTGCGCTGGAAACGGGCCGACGGCAGCTATGGCCTGGTGCATATCGAGGCGACCGGCGCGGTGCGCTATGCCTGCGAAAGCTGTGGCGAGCTGTTCGACGAACACCACAAAACGCGGATGCTGGCCGAGGGCCGCTGGGTGGCGCGCTTTCCCGATCGCAGGGTGCGCGGTTATCACCTGAACGGCCTGTACTCGCCGTTGGGGCTCGGCTTCACCTGGGCCGAGCTGTGGCAGAAGTGGCAGGACGTGCACGGCGACACCGCCAACTTGAAGCGCTTCATCAACACCACGCTCGGCGAGACCTGGGAAGAACAGGGCGACAGCATCGACGACCTGGCGCTGATCGCGCGCCTGGAAACCTACGCGGACAACCTGCCGCTGCGCGTGATCGTCGCCGGCGTCGACGTGCAGAAAGATCGCCTCGAGGCCTCGATCGTCGGCTTCGCCGAGCTGGAGGAGGCCTATCTGCTTGACCACCTGATCCTGCCCGGCGACACGGCTATGGGCGACGTATGGGATGACCTGGCCGAGGCCCTGAAGGACGCCCGGGTCGAGCGCGCGATAGTCGATGCGGGCTACAACGCCTCGCTGGTGTATGCGTTCACCGAGAAGCACGCCTGGGCGGTGCCCGGCAAAGGCCAGCCGGGGATGCATCGGCCGCTGGTCGAGGACGACCGCAAGCGCGCGCAGCGCCGGCGCAAAAAGTCGCGCTCCGGGGTGCAGGTCGAGCCGCTGGGTGTCGACCAGGGCAAGGCGCTGGTGTATGCCCGCCTGAAACAGGAAAACCCCGGTCCGGGGTTTGTGCATTTTCCGCAGGATCCGGCGTTCGACGACGAGTATTTCGCGCAGCTCGCCGCCGAAAAGCTGGTGCGCAAGGTGCGCGGCACGCGGCCGTATCAGGAGTGGGTGCAGACCCGACCCCGCAACGAGGCGCTCGACTGCCTGGTGTATGCCTTCGCGGCGATGCGTCTGAAGGCCCTGCCGGCGACCACGCTGGCAGACCGTGCCCGGCCGGAACCGAAACAACCGACCCCGCCACCGCGCCGGCCGCCGCCGCGCTCGATTATCCGATGAGCTGGCAGGCGCTGCTGGACCTGATCGCCGCCGAGGTCGGGCGCGAGGCCGCGGCCAGGATCGAGGCGCGCGCGCGCGCGACGATGGGCGGCGAGCGCCTGACGATCAGCAAGCGCCGGATCCTGACCCTGGAGCTGATCGCCGAAACGGCGCCGGGCAAGCCACGCGACGCGGCCAAGGCGCTCGGCGTGCATCCATCCACCATCTACCGCCGTTTGTCGCGCAAGACCTTCATCCGCTAAAAAGGAGCAAGATTAATTTTTTTTAGCCCGCCATTGGTGCACCGCCTGCTCAGAAATCACGATTTCCAAACAGATCGGCAGCGCCAGCATCGTGTCAAGCCCTACAAGCGAAAAGATAAATTGCACGCCAAAACAGGCACTTGGCCTGTGGATAAGTAATCGAATCCGGGGTGGTGGTCGAGAGGTCGGGGGTGCCGTTTGGTAAAATGTACATGTCAGTTGGGAGACCGACTGGCTAAAAGAAACCCGGCGACACAACCAAGCGACACCGGGCTTCATTCTTTAACAATCTATCAGGAGACTGTCATGAGCAATGATAGCACGCGCGATCGGATCGCCATCATCTTCATCGGTTGTGGTTCGACCTTTGTTAGAGGCACTGACGCACCCGAGGGACTGGCTGCGAAATGCGTCCGGCAAGCCCGTCGGGACTGGAAGGGGGTCATGCACTTCCCACGGCGTCAATACAAAGTGAACGTCTGGGACGTGACCGGACACGATGACGTGTATTGGGACGACACCGGCTTGTTCGACGAGAAGACGAACGACCGCATCGATACCCACCGGACCGTGGAGGTAGAAACATGAGCCAGCATGATCGCATCGTGAGACTGGACCGTAACCGCGTCATGATCGTAAAGACATCCAGCGGCACTCCGGTTATCGAGATAACCATCCAAGGGAACCGAACGGTTGTCGTGAAACAGATCAACTGGCGCGTGCCGGTGATCTTAGGAGGATAGAGACCCAGCCCCTCTTCGGAGGGGCTTTTCTTTGGCGTAAATGCCGCCATCGACGCGGCAGGGGTTTGTGATGTATTCAGTCGATAACAAGCGTGCCTCCATGGCTAAGGACGGCCAGCAATGCACGAGCGCAAGCGTAATTTAGTGCTTGCCTTTCTCTCTGATTTGTGTCTACTATATTCAAAGGTTAGGGAATCAACCCAAGCCGACCACCGGAGAACACGCATGAACAGCACCAAACCCGCACCGGACACCTTCACCGCGCTTGAGGCGCACCAACACCACGTCCACCGCGCGCTCGGCCTGGTCGACGAAATCCGCGCCAACCTGCAGGCGCGCTTCGACGAGGCGGAAACCGCCGCGATCAATTGGGGCCACGCCGGCACCGCGCAGAAAGCCGAAGGCCTGCTCAATGAGCTGGCCGGCTTTCTGGGGCTGGACTAATGGCCCGCGGCGGCACCTTGGAGCAAGGTGATGAGTGACCTTGAACGATATACTCCCGAGTTCATCTGGCGCATGGGGCTGGACAAAGAAGGCGAGTGGGTCAACGGCGATGCATCAGACAAGCGCATCCGGGAGCTAGAGGAGGAAAACGAGCGGCTGCGAAAAGACGCCGAGCGGTATCGGTGGCTGCGAAAGCAGCATTGGAACTACAGCAACCTAGTTGTTGTAACCGAGCCTCGTAAAAATGTGAAGCTTGGTAGCGATATGCCTTTTGAGGATCGACTAGACGCCGCCATTGACGCGGCGAGGGAGCGGGGCGATGAACAAAGCTGAACTAGACAGAATCCTACGCAAACACGAGGCATGGTTAAAAAATGCTCCCCATGGAGAACAGGCCAACCTGCGAAAGGCCGACCTTCTCAATGAGCTGGCCGGCTTTCTGGGGCTGGACTAATGGCCCGCGGTGGCAAGCGACCGGGCGCAGGACGCCCGCCACGCGAGGGTGGGGCGCTGGTGTCGATCTCGGCACGCATCCCCGCCGAGCTGCTGGCCTGGGTGGATGAACAGGCCGGCAGCCGGTCGGCCGTGATTCTGGCCGCGCTGGACGGTCTAAGGGCGCGGCGCACCTACCACGCGCCGTGCGCCAGCATCGGCGACAATCGGAGGCCGTTTTATGAGTTCCGCATTGAACAGGCCGCCAACGGCTACTACTCAGTGGGCTACGCGACACCGGTGCGCTGGGTGTGCTGCGCGACCACGCCGAACCGCGCGGAAGCCGAGCGCCTGTTGGTGGAATACTGCGGCGCGTTTGCAAACGCAGGTGACCCTGTGAGGACCTGACCCCGGCGCACGACTCCGCGCCTCTTTGGTGGAACTTTCCCGCCGCCTTTCCTTAAGGGCGGCGGTTTTTTTTGCATCCCGACCAGACTTGCGACAGAACACCGGCTAGGGTTTGTGCTGAGCCCCTACAGGTTTTCAGCATGGCCAGCGATCTTGAGACCATCCAGACCCGCATCGACCAAATCGACGCCAAACTCGCCGCCGGGGTGAAGTCGGCGTCGATCGGCGACCAGCGGACGGACTATGATCTTGAGGCCTTGACCAATGAACGCGAGCGACTGCAGCGCATCGTCAACCAGCGCAGCGCGAACCGGTCGCAATTCCGCAAGGTAACGATGCATGGGTGACCGGGTGGTGCCGATCCGCGGCCGCTATGAGGCCGGCTTCGATTCGGATTACAACCAGACCCCGCCGGCAGGTGGCAGCGCCGACGCGGAGATTTACCGCGCCGGCGACCGGCTGCGCCAGTGGGCGCGCTATCTCGCCAAGAATGCCGCACCGGTGATCGCGACCCTGGACGCGCGACAAACGAAAGGCGTCGGGCCTGGGCTCACCTATCAACCAATGGTGCGCGACCGCAAGGGCAAGCCGATCAAGGAATTGAACGACGCGATCGCCAACCAGCACGCGCGCTGGTCGGAAAGCGCCGATGTCACCGGCGAGCTATCGCGCCAGGAAGTCGAGCGCCTGGCCTGGCGCGATTGGGATTGCGCCGGCGAAATGTTCGGGCGCAAGGTCTACCGCGGGCGCAATCCGCAGCGGGTCGGCTACCAGGTGCAGCTCATACGCTCCGAGCTGGTGCCGTACGGTTTCTTTGAATCCGGCACCGCCCGCATGGGGATCGAGCGCGACCAGTGGGGCGCGCCGACGCGCTACGCCGTCTATCCCTATGCGCCAAATTCCGACCTGTGGCGGTTCGGGCTGCCGGAGTTCGAGCCGCAGTGGATACCGGCGCGCGAGATCGTCCACCTGCGCCGGCAAAAAGAAACCGACGCCACCCGCGGCATCACCCTGTTCCACGGCGTGATCTTCCGGGTCTCGGATATCGCCAAGTATCAGGAAAGCCACCGCCGCGCCGCACGCGCGACCGCCAACCTGTTCGCCGGCATTACGCGCGGCCAGGATTACGATCCCGAGAACCAGAACCCGCCGGAGGTCGCCGGCAGCTACCAGCACGAGCTGGACCTCTCCGACCTGCAGGTGATCGACTACCTGAAGAAAGGCGAAGGCCTGGAATTCTACGCGCCGCAACACCCGAACCAGAACGCGACCGAGTTTGTGAACCAGGAGCTGCGCCAGTTCGCCAGCGCCTGCCGGGTCGCGTTTTCGTGGATCGCGTATGTGTTCGACCGGGCGTACGCTGCGCAGCGGGTCGAGAACGTGCACGCCTGGGAAATGATCTACGAGGATCGCGCGCAGTTCGTGCGCGACTTCGCCAAGCCGCTGCTGTATGTGGAGCCGCTGAAGCTGATGATGGCCGAGGGCAAGCTGCCGGCGCGCCTGTTGCGCCGGGCCGACCCGATGACGCTGTATGACGTGCGCATCGACGGCCCGGCCATGCCGTCGATCGACCCCGAAGCCGACCGCAAGACCGCCGAGATGGACCAGCGCAACGGCTGGGATTCACGCCAGGGCGTCGCGCGCCGGTTCGGGAAGGACCCGCGCCAGGTCGACGCCGAGCGCGACGATGACGATAGGTTGGCCGAGCTGACCGCGGCGAAACAGCCGGCACCGTTACCAGCCGCGGAAAACACCGAGGAAACGAACGATGACGACAACGGCGAAGACTGACCCCGGGTTTCGCGTCGTGGCGCAGGGCGACACCGCCACCGTCTACCTGTATGGAGGGATTCAGATGCCCGACGGCGACGGCGCCTGGATTGATCGCGACGAGTTCATCGCCGAGGTGCGCGAGATCAAGGCCGAACAGATCGACGTGCGCATCGCCTCGATCGGCGGCGACATGCTGGCCGCGGGCCAGATGTATCAGGCGCTGGTCGACCACCCGGCACACGTGCGCACGATCGCCGACGGCAAGGCCTACAGCGCCGGGTCGATGATCCTGCAGGCCGGCGACCGCCGCCTGGCTCAGCCGATGGCCATGGTGATGGTGCACGGCCCGTCGTCGCTGATCACCTTTGGCCGCGGTAGCGCCAAGGATCACCGCGAGATCGCCGACGCGCTGGATGCGCATGCCGAGGCCATGGTGCCGGCATACACGCGCCACGGCATCGACGAAGACACCGTGCGCGGTTGGCTGAAGTCGGACGAGGACGTCTACTTCAGCGCCGCGCAAGCGCTGGACGCGAACCTGGTCGATGAGGTCATCGACATTGCGGTCGCCGCGTCCGCGCCTGAATCTTTTCGCATTGCCGCAAGGGGCGATGCGCAACTCACCGCGGCCGATGGTCGCGCCGAAACGAGGGCCGCCAAAATGGCAAACGAAAACACCTCGGGCAACAACGCCGCAGGCGCGCCCGACGATTCCGGCGACTTTGCCGCCAAACACCAGCGCACGCTCGACGCGGGCCGCGAACAGGGCGTTAAGGCCGAGGCCAAGCGCCGGGCCGCCGTCGAGGCGGTGTTCGCGCCGTTTTATGACGGCGATGAGCTGAACCCGGTCACCGCCGCGCAGCGCGAGTGTCTGTCCGATGTCAACTGCAGCGAGCTGGAGGCGCACCGTATCCTCTCGCAGGTGCTGGCCACGTCGACCCAACGCCCGATCGTGGCGCAGGAGCAGTATGGGATGGCGCAGAGTTACCAGGCGCCGCCGAACGCCTCACGCCATTTAGGTGGCGCGTCGATGGGTGAGACCCATGACGAGAAGCGCTTCGCCGCCTACGCCGAAGCCATGGCGTTCGCGTTCGGGGTCAAGCCCGACGCCGACAAGAAAGGCAACGATCTGGTCGGCCTGCCGATGTCCGAGCTGGCACGCGCGTTCGCACGCGATGTCGGCATGCGCGGTGTCGAGTATGCCGACAAGGACCGCATCGTCGGCGCGCTGCTGGACAAGAGCGTCAACGCCCGCATGGCGGTCGGCTTCGACGTGATGGCCGCGCATTCGACCGGCGACTTCCCGGGCCTGCTGGCCAACGTGATCGACAAGCAGATCCGGGTCATGTATGAGCAGGTGCAGGAGACCTGGCGCCAGGTGGTGCGCGTCGGCCAGGTGCCGGACTTCAAGCAGGCCAGCCGGCCGGCGATGTCCGCGTTCGATGACCTGCTGATGGTGCCCGAGGGCGGCGAGTACAAGCACGGCTCGATGTCCGACGTGGTCGAGTACCTGACCGCGAAGAAGTACGGCCGCATGATCGCCTTCACGCGCGAGGCGATTGTCAACGACGACCTGCAGGTGTTCCGCGATAACGCGAGCAAGATCGCCATGGCCGCCAACCGCAAGGTCGGCGACGACGTGTGGGCGATCTATACCGGCAACCCGACCCTGAACCAGGACAGCACCGCGGTTTTCGACGCCGGCCACGCCAACATTGGCACCGCCGGCGCACCGGCCACGGCCACACTGTCGGAAGCGCGCCGCCTGATGCGGGTGCAGAAAGACCCCAGCGGCAACGCGACGCTGGGCCTGTCGCCGTCGCTTTTGATCCTGCCGCCGGTGTGGGAAACCGAGGGCCGCGCGCTGGTCGGTGCCGAGCAGCTCGATTATGAGCTGACATCCGGCGACGGCCTGGCCGAGAAGCGGGCCGCCAACCAGTTCTCGAACCTGCAGGTGGTCGTTGAAGACCGCCTCGGCGGCGCCGACGGCACCGCCGACGACTGGTTTGTGCAGTCGAGCCCGCAAGGCCCGGTGCCGTTTATCGAGGTCGCGTTCGTGCGTGGCCAGGATGCGCCGCAGATCGAGAGCCGCGAGGGCTGGTCGGTCGACGGTATCGAGTACAAGGTGCGCATGGAGTACGGCGTGGCCGCGCTCGCGTATCAGTGCGTCGTCAAAAACGCCGGTAGCTGATAGGCAACCAGGCACAGCAATGAGGAAAATTGGATGGATAGCTTTCATCAGCAAGGCGACGTGCTGGACATCGTCGCAGGCTCGGACATCAGTTCGGGCGACGTCGTGGTCACCGGCGGCATGGTCGGCATCGCCGTGGCCGACATCGCCAGTGGCGACACCGGCTCGATCCGGGTCGAGGGCGTGATCAAGGTGACCAAGGTCGCCGGCGAGGCCTGGGTGGTCGGTGACAAGATTGGATACGACGCCAGCGCGGCGGGCTGGGATAAGACCTTCACCGCGACCACCGGCGACGTGGAAAACGCCGGGCGTGCCGCCTTGGCGGCGGGCAGCACCGACACCGTCGGCTACGTGAAGCTGACGCCCGACGCTGCCACCGCGGGTTAATCGGGCCGGTGGCAATGTGACCCACAAGCGCCCGGTCATGCCGGGCGCTTTTTTTGGAGAGTGTGAAAAATGGCAAGTTTTACCTTCAACATCGCAAAGGGCCGCGTCGCGCAGTTGCACCGCAACGTTAACGACAACGACCCGGCCGCCAGCGAGCTGGTGGTGATTGCGCTGAGTGTTAGCGGCGATCAGGACGCGGCGATGAAAGACGCTGACACCGTGGCCGCGCTGCTGGCGCTGGCCAACGTCGCCGAGGTCACCAACACCGGCTACTCGCGGGTCGATCTCACCGACGCTGATGTTGACGCGCCGACGGTCGACGACTCCGGCGACGCGCAGACCTGCGCGGTGCAGGAAATCGACATGGGCGCGATCTCGGCCGGCGACGCCTGGACCGACATTGTGATCGCCTATGACGCGACCGGCTCGGGGGCCGATTCGGCGCTGATTCCGATGACGCTGTCGGACTTCGCCAAGACCCCGGACGGCTCGAACATCATCATCCAGGCAGGCAACTACTTCAGCGCCGGCGAGTAACGCGCGCCAACGCGCAGAGGGCGAGGGGGTATGCGTGGATCAATCCACCTTGCAGGCGCTGATGGGGCCGTACGGCGTGATCGGGTTGTTATTCACCGGCGCCGCTGGACTGACGCGCGCGGTGATCTATCTGCACCGCAAGCGCGAGGAGGATCGCCAGGCGCTGATGCAGTTGATCGACAGCCTGCACAGCTACCACATGGAAGCGCAGCGCCTGGTCGGGCGCGCGGTGGCGGTGCTGGAGCGCGTAGAAGGGCGCCTGCGGGGCGACTGATGAAGGCGCTGCGCGCGATCTGGGATGCGATTATCGGGCGGCCTAGCGATGGGAATGCCGATCAGGAATTCTATGCGCAGTTGCGGGGATTCCAGAAAGAGGTCGACGAGCAGACCGAGGCGCTGCGCGCCCATCATCAGCGCCTCGATGGCAGCGCAAAGATCAACCGGGTGTTCGAAAAAATACGGAACCACAAGAATGACCGAACACGCGACGGCAATTGACTGGAATTTCACGGTGTCGCTGTTCGCCAACACCTCGATGGCGATCGCCGGGACCGTGTTTGGCGTCATGGCCGCGCGCGAGCTGGCCTTGCGCTATGACAAACTGTTCACGGCGGCCCGGATGGGGCTGGCCGGCATGGTGATGCTGGGTTGGTTTCTGTTTGCGCGCGTCGGCTACTGGTCGCCGACGATGTGGCTGTCGAGCGTCAACAGCGCCGACTTCTACCACGAGGGCTGGCGCCAGTTTCGCATGCTGTCCTACGCGCCGGCGTCGGTGCTCGGCATGGCGGCGGTGTGGTTCCTGATGCGCGGGGTGTTCCCATGGCCGCGCTGGGTGGCGTCGGCCGTGGTCGCGGTCTCGGCGCTGTTGGGCCTGCTGGTCGCGGTGAGCTGGCAGGCGTCGGAGATGGGCTATTGGTTCGATCGCGCGGCGGTGATCCGCGCGCATGATTGTTTCTTCAACCTGGAGACCTGCAAGCCATGACCACCCCGCGCGGCATCCGCAACCACAACCCCGGTAATCTCAAGGCCGGCAGCGCCTGGCGCGGCCTGGTCGAGGAGCGCGACGGTTTCGCGGTGTTCAAGGACGCGGCGCACGGTATCCGCGCGGCGGCGATGCTGCTGCAGGTGTACCAGACCCGCCACGGTCTCGATACCCTTGCGGGTGCACTGGCGCGCTGGGCACCGCCCGAGGACAACAACCCGACCGAGGCCTATGTCGCCAGCGTGGCGATCTGGTCGGGCTTCGAGGCCGACGAGGCGATCGACTTCTATGACTACGACACCGCGCACCGGGTTCTGCGCGCGATGTTTCGCTTCGAGAACGGCCGCCCGCCGGCCGCAGAATACTGGTACAGCGATGCGATCTATGAGCAGGGCCTGCGCCTGGCCGGCCTGACCCCGGACAAGCCGCTGACGAAATCGCGCACGATCAAGGGCGCGGCCACCGCCGCCACCTCGATCACGGCGGCGATCGGCGTGCTGACCGACACGCTCGGGGTGCCGAGCGAGATCGCGGCGCTGCTGCCCGGGGTGCTGGGCACGATCAGCAACGAGGCCGCGTCGGTGGTGCTGCTGGTGATCGGCCTGGCCGGCGCCGGCGTGGCGCTGTGGGCGCGCCGCGACGACAAAGCGAGGGGGAGACTATGACCGAGCCAACAAAACGGCGCACGTCGCCAGCGGTGGCCGCCTGGGCGGTGTCTGGGTGGTTGGTGCTGGTGCTGGTGCTGTCGATCGGCTGCCAGCCCGAGACCCGGCCGTCGACGTTTGACGTGCTGAGCGACGCCGAGGCGGCGCTGGTAACGACCAGCAACGCGCTGCACCGCGCCGTCGCGCTCGGCACGATCAGCACCGACGCGCCCGCCTATGCGCGCTTCTATGATGCCCTGACCGAGGCCGGCGCGATCATGGACCGCGCCTGGGCGGCGTATCGCGCCGGCGCCACCGGCCACGCCGAGGCGCTGTCGCGCTCCGCGCTTGAGGCCTATATTGCGGTGCGCCCATTAATTCAGAATCTGGCGAGGGAACCCTGATGCAGATCGCTTTACTGTTGCGCGTGCTCGACCTAGCGGTGCTGGGCTTCACCGCGTATCACGACCACCAGGCGCAGAGTGCACAGCAGAAGCAAGACCGCGAGCTGATCGCCGCGCTGCGCGCGCGCATCCTGGCCGGCGAGATCGACGAGGCCGAGGCTCTGGCACAGCTCGATCAGATCATCGGCGGCATCATCGGGCGGCGCCGCGCCGCGCTCGCGAAGCTGCCGAAACCAACGGGGCAAACTGATGGCTAAATTATTGGTATTCGACCGCGACAACATCCACCCAGACCCGGTGAAAGATCGCGAGGGTGCTTACAAAACCGGCGATGTGGTTTATGTAGCCGAGGATTCGCACGAGTACAGCGCAAAGGAACAGCAAGCGCCGTTCCGCGTGGTCACACTGCCGGGACCGGCGAGCGATTATCAATACCTGCGAAACGGTGAGCCGCGCACCCCGAAAGACGACAGCCCGAAAAGCATGATACGCATCACCCGTCTGATGCGCGCGCTGCTGACTGGCGACAAGTACAGCCCCGGGCAAAGCCGACGCCGACGCTGGCACAAGATTGAATCAGACGATACGACTATCACCCAAAAACCAGTCGGGAGAGACTAATGCGATTTGACTACACAACCCCGGTTGATGAGACCAAAACCGTCAACGCGCTGATCATCAGCACCTATTCTGTTGACCTTGAGCGCAGCGAGGCGCACGTTAGTTACCAGCTAGGCAACTGGAACGGCACCGCGTTCACCGTGCTATTCAACGACCAGATGGTTACGGTTCCGGAAGCACAGTTTGCGAGCGTATTCACCCGCGCCGACCAGATCCAGGCGAACAACCCCGGAACACTGGTGCAGGATGCCATTGAATATTCGCTGTATGAGAAGCTGTCGAGTTTCCTTGGTCTGACGGGAACCATTGACATCAGCTAATGGCTACCGAGGTCGTCCATTCTATTCGCTCGTCTGGCGGTGACTATACGTCCCTGTCGGCTTGGGAAGCTGCGCAACAACGCGATCTCGTCACCGCAGATGAGATCGCCGTTGCCGAGCTTTACAACGACTGGAGCGGCGACGGGCTACTAGAAAATTGTGAGTTAGGCGCGTGGACAACCGACACAACGCGAAGAATTATTATCCGTGCTGCGGATGGAGAAAAGCACGATGGCACACCTGGAACTGGCGCGCGGATATATACGCAGACCGGATATGATGAGCCGCTTACAACTAATAACAACAATGTAACGATAAGTGGCATCGAATCCAAAGTCGCGAGCGGGGCCAACTCATACGCACTATCAATACGAAGCAACAAAAACGACACAATAGTAGAATCTTGTATTCTCACACAGACGAATTCAGCAAAGGGGTTAATTTACAATTACAGAAACACTTTCACAATTTATGGCAGTCTTCTTTTATGCACAAATGGTGCAGGTGTATGGGCTGGATCTTCATATACACCGAGCGCGTATTTTGAAAATTGCACCCTTGTTCAAACTAAATCCACTCCGGGGGGAAACGCTCTTTCTATAGGTCACTCAGACACGGTTTATATAAAGAATTGCGTCGTGTATGGCAACTGGGCGGCAGACTTAGTGCTATCTGCAACTAGAGACGCAACTTGCGAAGTAGACACGAACGCAACGAGCTTTAGCAGTGGTACAAGCGGGTTTGATGACACTGAATCAGACGTTTCTAATTCTATCTACGACCTTGGTGACGAATTCCTAAACGCCGCAAGCGATGACTATCGCATCGACAGCACAGCAGCGAGTTTATATGACGCTGGAATCGATCTCGGAACCGCAAGCGATTACATCGACCTCGAAGGCTTTTCATTCCAAGACACAGGCGGCACTGAGCATTGGCCCATCGGCGCATCGCGCGGAGTGGTTGAAGTTGTAAAGACGATCCGCGCCAGTCTTGGCGATTACACTAGCCACACCGCATGGGAGTCGGGCGAACAGAAAGATTTGACCGCCGTTGGCGAGATTGCCATTGGACGTTTTTACGATGATTGGGCTAGTGGCTTGGCTCTAGGTGAGTCATGGGTTATTGGCGGTTGGACGACCGACGAGCGATGTTATATAAAGATTGATGTTGCATCCGGGAATCAGCACGACGGAATTGACGTAGAATCTGGATTCTTTTTCACATCCAATAACAATTGGCAGGGTATAGATTGCGAGCAAGACTTTACCCGATTTGAAAATCTAGCTTTTAAGCCGGCACATAACGCAACGTGGATTCTCTCCGGAACATCGGACATAGTTAGACTAATAGATCGCTGCTTTGTTGATGCCAGTGCAAACAGCAATGATTTCGCTGGTTTTCTTCTGGGAAATCCTGACGATGCCACTGGAGCAAAATATAGTTATGCGGTCTCATGTTTGTTTATCGGCAATACAGCAGCAAGTCAGACTGGATTTAATTTCGGAAACTGGGCCTCGCAAGGCGAGTCAGTGTTTTATAACTGCGTTGCCGTAGATTGCAATATTGGTTTTGAAGACGGAAACGAGGGGCTAGGATCAGCAATTAACTGTATTGCCTACAATTGCACGACCGACTTTGCATCTGGCGCATCAAATACGACTTACTATAAAAACAATGCAACGGACAAAACGAGTGCCGCGTCAAACCTTGCGGCAACGGGCGCAAATAATGTTTTTGAGATCACCAGCGCCGATTTCGAAAACACTGCAATAGGCGACTATCACCTTTCCGCCTCTTCTTCCCTGATCGATGCTGGCCTTAACCTTTACGACGAGGGTGATCTTACTCCGCCAATCTATGACATCGACGGCGAGGCAATGCCATCAGCCGGAAGCGAATGGTGCATCGGCGCAGATTGGCGCGCAGGGGCCGGCGGCGACCCGCTGACGGCGGCGACCGAGACCGACAGCGCGGTGACGCTGGTCGAGGCGGTCACAGCGACACCGCTGACCGCCGCCACCGAGACCGATGCGGCTGTGACCCTGTCGGCCAGCCTGGTGGATTCCCTGGCAGTGGCCACCGAGACCGACGCGGCCGTGGCGCTGGTCGAGCAGGTGATCGATGCACTGACCGCCGCCACCGAAACGGATGCCGGGGCGACCCTGTCGGCCAGCCTGGTGGATTCCCTTGCAGTGGCCACCGAGACCGACGCGGCCGTGGCGCTGGTCGAGCAGGTGATTGATGCACTGACGGCGGCCACCGAGGTCGATGGCGCTGTGACGCTGTCGGCGAGCCTGTCCGCATCGCTGGCGACCGCCACCGAGACCGATACCGCTGCGCCCCTGTCGGCGGCCGTGTCGGCTGCGCTCACCGCCGCCGCCGAGGTCGACGCCGCAGAAATCCTGCTGCCGGCGTCAGGGGCGCTGCCGCTGGGTGTCGCCGCCGAAGTCGACCAGGCGGTGACGCTTGCCACCAAGACCAAACTGCAGGCCGCCACCGAAACCGACACCGCGGTGACGCTGTCCGCTGCCGACGTGCTGGCGCTTGCGGTCGCTGGCGAAACCGACAGCGCGCTCACGCTGAATGCGGCGCTGCGCAAGGCGCTGGCCGCTGCGCTGGAAATAGACGCCGCCGTGATCCTGGCCGGCCAGGCCGCGATCAGCGCAGCGACCGAGACCGACACCGCGGTGCCGCTGGTCGCCACCGGCACACATGCCTTCATCACCGGCAACCACAACCGCTGGGTCCTGACCCCGCGCGGCACGACCTTCACGCTCGACGCGCGCTCGCCGGTGTTCGATTACGCAGGCGGGGATTCGCAGTCGGCGAAGTTCCGCGGCCGAGATACGGAGTAATTCGCGATGGTGCTACCAATCAGAACCAAACAGCCGAGCGAGGAGCGCCTGTTTGACATGGACTTCGCCGCGGTCCTGCGCGACGGCGGCGCGCTGGCGTCGGTGATCTCGGCGGTCGCCACCAACCAGGGCAACGTAGACGGCTCCGCCGAGCTGACGGTCGGATCGCAGAGTTTCTCCGGCGCGATCGCTCAGGTGTGGTTATCAGGCGGCACCGATCTGGAGGACTACCAGATCACCATCAAGGTGACGACGGTCGCCGGCGAGACCCTGGAAGGCGACGGCATGCTGCAGGTGCGCGAGCTGTGAACGACGCTATGCACATCGCGATTTTGGAGGCCACCTACACGGCCAACGGCGCCGATGCCACCTACATCGGCGACAGCGGCGTGGAGCAGGCGGTGCGCGCGGTCTACAGCGAGGCCGCGCAGCTCGCTTTTGGCGCCGGTGAGGTCGCCGTGCGCGACTCGGACATCGTGTTTCGGATCCGCAAGTCGGACCTGGCCGAGACCCCGCAGCGCGGCGACGTGATCTTTTATGAGGGCCACCGTTACACGGTGGACGGCAAACAGGAAAACCGCATGGAATGGTTCATCAATGCCCGCATCTAAGCTGATCCGCATTGTCGACGCGGTCGCCGCGCGCCTTGCCGCGATCACGATCGCCAACGGCTACAACACCAACATCGGGCGCGCGGTGCTGCGCGACCGCCTGGAACCCGGCCTCGAGGAAATGCCGTGCGTGCTGGTGGTGCTGGGTGAGCGCTCCGCGGCCGAGACCAAGACCGAAGCGGCCCGGGTCGATATGCTGATCACGGTGCTGGCCTATGAGCAGCGCGACAACGACAGCGAGGCGCAGGGCGCCGACCTGCTGGCCGATATTCAGCGCGCGGTCGAGACCGGCGACATGACCCTTGGCGGACTGGTGCGCGACCAGTACGGCCTCACGTGGCAGGGTGATGAAATCTTTATGCCCGAGGCCGGGCAAAACGCGGTCGGCGCGCGCGTCGTTTATTCTGCGCCGCATGTTCGCAAGCTTGGCGATCCTGAAATCGAGTAACCAGAGGAAATTGTAATGACAGACAAAAGCTACATCGGGAAGGGCAAAGTCTTTCTTGACGGGCGCCAAGTCGGCAACGTGACCGCCTTGTCGTTTCAAATCACCGAAGACAAGAAAGAGCTGAAGGACTACACCGCCGCCGGCGGCGGCAACTATAACAGCGTGACCCGCATCGACGCGGTCGAGCTGTCGATGACGCTGTCCGACTATTCGGCCGAGAACCTGGCCGCGGCGGTGTTCGGGACGGCGTCGGCGGTGACGGCCACCACGGTGACGGATGAAAGCATCGCCGCGCCGGCGAGCCTGGTCGGCGATCCGCTGGTCAAGACCGCCAACGTGCTCGATATCGATCAGACCGTGACCGTGACCAGCGATCCGGCCGGCACCACCTACGTCGAAGACACCGACTACACGATCGGCGCGGCCGGTATCCGCATTCTGGCATCCGGCAGCATTTCCGCATCGGATCCGCTGCTGATCACCTATGACAAGAAAGCGGTGGATGTGGTCGAGGCGCTGACGCAAAGCGCGGCCGAGTACGAGCTGGTATTCGAGGGCCTGAACGAGGCGCAAAGCGGCACGCCGGTCGTGGTGATTGTGCACCGGGCCAAGTTCGGACCCGCCGCCGAGCTGCCGATGATCGGCGATGAGTTCGCGGAGCTGTCGCTGACCGGTGACGCGCTGAAGGACACCAGCATCACCACCGGCGCGCTGTCGCAATACTTCAAGGTATCGCAGGCCTAAAGCGTGGCCGCCGGGGTCCTGAACCTGAAGCTGGCCGACAAGGCGCTCAACGTCTTGGAGGCCGAGCTTCGCCGGCAGGAAAAGCGGGTGCGGCTGTCGGCCGCGATCGCGCTGTCAAAAACGGCCGATCGGGCCGCGGTGGCCATTCGCGAGGAAATGGGGCGGGTGTTCGATCGGCCGACGCGCTGGACCCTGAACGCCTTATGGGTGCGGCGCGCCCGCGCCGGCGTCAAGACCGGCTCCAGCGTGGTCGATCTGACCGCGTCGGTAAAGATCAAGGACATCGCCGCCAAGGGCACGCCGGCGGTGGTGCACCTGGCGCCGCAGATCGAAGGCGGGGCGCGCCAGCTCAAGCGCTATGAATACGCGCTGCGCATGATGGGGATTCTTGGCCCGAACGAGTACACGGTGCCGGGTGACGCTGCAAGGCTTAACAAGTTCGGGAATATACCCGGGCCGACGCTGGCGAAGATGCTGGCCGACGTGCAGGCGAAAAACTACAACACGCCGGCGGATGCGCGCTACAACCTGCGCTTCGGCCAGGCCACGCTCAAGGCCGGCAAAAAGCGGTTTTTCTATTCGCCTTACCTGCGCCCGCGCGCGATCTGGGAACGCAAGGGACGCTACCGCACCGGCCAGGGCCGGATCGCGCCTTTCCTGGTGTTTGTGAAGGGTCCGCCACGGTATAAAAAGCGCCTGGACTTCTATGGCATTGCCGAGCGTGTGTTCGACCAGTGGATCGAGGTGGAGCTGTCGCAAGCGGTCGCGTTCGTTAAACAACCGAAAAGGGTGCGCCGCTGATGGCCAACCGCGTCGTCGAAGTCTTCTACCAACTGAAGGACCTTTTTTCCGGCCAGGTCAAAAAGATCGCCGGCAGTTACGACCGCCTGCGCGGCGCCTCGCGCACCACCGCCGATCAGATCGAGCGCGACAACCGCCGCGCGGCGACCAGTTTCAAGGGGCTCACCGACAAGGTGCTGCTGCTGCGCAACCAATGGCTGACGCTGGCCAGTGCAATCGGGGTCGGTGCGGCGTTTCGCGAGCTGCGCCAGTTCGCGGCCGAGGCCGACAACGTCGGCAAGATTTCCGAACGCTTAGGTGTGGCCACCGATGAGCTGACCGCGCTGGGCTATGCCGCCGAGCGCTCGGGCGTGGATTTCCGCACGATGTCGACCGCGCTGCAGCGCCTGATCCGGCGCTCTGGCGAGGCCGCGCAGGGTTTTGGTGAGGCGCGCGGGGCGCTGGCCGAGCTGGGGATCGACGCCGCCGAGTTCAACGAGCTGTCGCTTGAGGAAAAAATGGCGCAACTGGCCGACGCCTTCGCGGCAGTCAGTAACCAGGGCGACCGGGTGCGGCTCGCTTTCAAGCTGTTCGACACCGAGGGCGTGAAGTTTCTCAACGTGATCCAGGGTGGATCAGAGGCCTTGCGCACGCTCACCGAGGAGGCGCGCGAGGCCGGCGCGGTGATTTCCGAGGACCTCGCCGAAGCGGCGGAAAAGTTCAACGACACCGCAGCGAAGTTTTCGCTCAACCTGAAAGGCATAGGCATTTCCGCCGGCGGCCCGGCGCTCAACTTCTTCAATGATCTCGCCGCGCAGTTTGGCGCCAGCGCCAACGAGCTGGACAACCTGCGCGCCCAGCTCGAATTCACGCGTGCCCAAATCGAGGGCGACTTTTCCCTGAGCCCGTTCGACTTTGGCGTGCGCATCGCCGACCTGGCCGGGCTGCGCGACCTGCGCGCCGAGTATGAAGCGATCGCCGCGCGCATCGCCGAGCTGGAAGCCGCGCAGGAAAGCGCCGCGGCAACGACCGCGGAAACACAGGCCGCAGCGATCGAGCAGGCCGCCATTCTGCGCGACCAGGAACAGGCCTACGCCGATCTGGCCGACTCGCGTGATTCGTCGCTCAAGCGCTTAAAGGCAACGCTGACCGAGGAGACCGCCGAGCTGCGCAAGGCCAAACAGGAACAGGCCAACATCGAGCGCCAGTTTCAGGACCTGGTCGAGGACATCACCACGCCGGCGGATGAGGACGTTAGCTTGAGCGACGTGTTCCTGGCCAACACCCGCGCGCGCGCGGCGCTTGAGCAGGGCCAGGCCGAGCAATCCATTCGCCTGGCACAGCGCGGCGGCGAGCTGTTGCGCAAGCTGAAAGAGGAGGGTAGTGAGACCGGCGGCACACTGCGCTTTTTGGCGACGCAACTCCAGCAGGTCGCCAACGAGGCCGCGCAGGCCGAGACCGCCGCGGAGCAGGCCGAGCGCGATGCCGCGCTGGCGCAGGTGCAGACCTTCGAGGCGCAACTGGCAGTACTCAAGGCCACCGCCAAAGACGCCGGCGCCGGTGCGGCGCTGGAATACGCCGAAGGCTGGAACACCACGATGACCACGCTGCGCCTGTCCGCGCCCGAGTTCCCGGTACCGGGCGCGTCGCCGATCTACCGCAACGGTTCAAGTTTCAGCGACCGGGCGCCGGGCGAAAAAAGGGGCAATAAATGATTACCACCTTAGAGATCGGGGGCTGGGTGATTCCAACGGAAACCCTGCTGACCTTTGATCAGCAGTATCGCGATCTAAAGGGCGAGCGCTTCGCGCGCACCGCGGACGGCTCCGGCATTGTCCGCACCGCCTGGCAGGGTAAGGTTGCGACGCAGATCAACGGCACCGGCTGGGTGCCGTCGGGCTTTGAGAATATCACCGCGGGCTCGTCCTACCTGCTGAAATGCGCAATGCCGCGCTCGAAAGGATCGGCCACGACCACCGTGACCGTGCCGGCCAACCGCCGCACCGACGCCGGGCACCAGCCGATCGGCTACGCGCTGGTCGGCGACAGCCTGGTCGAGACCCCGATCACCAACCTCGCCGCGATCAACGCCAAGACCACCAACGACGCCGCTCTCACCGCGGTCGCCGGCGCGCTGCACTATCGCGTGCATTATTGGCCCGAGATCACCGCGGTGGTGATCGACAGTGAATGCCGCGGCGACAACGGCGCGGAATTCGTGTGGCGCGTCAATCTGGAGGAAATCTAGGTGACAGCCTGGACCGACGCGGTCGACGCGCTAAGTCCGCGCATCTGGCTGCGCTTCGATGAGGCGTCGGGCAACCTGACCGATGACGCCAACGCGCGGGTGTTCACCGTGACCGGCTCGCCGGACTATGGCGTCGCTGGCGCGACTGATGCCGGCGGCGACACGAACGACGCGATGACATGGGGCGCCGATTCGGTCGACTATGCCATCTCGGCGCTCAACTATGCGCTGCATGGCAGTAGTGACACGGTCAATTATTCACTGGCATTTTTCGCCAAAACGGCGACCACCGGAACGCCTGGGACCGACTGTATTTGGCATTGGGGCGCGACCTACAATCAAAACGCGTCATGGATGGTTTCCGTCACCGACACGCAGTTTCACGCGCGTTTTAAGGACGTATTCGGGGGCGTCGGGACGGTCACCGTCACCGGGTTGGACTTCAGCGATTGGGCGTTTGCCGTGCTGGTTATCAGCAGCACGACGGCCTGGACGCTCTACGTCGACGGGGTTTCGGTTGACTCCGGGACGCTTACCGGCTTTGCCGGCATATCGCCGACGACCGATAAAATGTGTGTTGGGCGCGCGGGAAACACCGGCAACTTCGAAGGCTCGCTCGATGAGCTGATCTTTTTCCCATCAGCGCTCGGCGCCGACGATGTCGCCGGGCTGTATGCCGCGGCCACCGGCAACTATCCGCCGGACACACTGCCGATGACCCTGCAGGGGTGGCTGTCGCATCCGCAGGCGACGCTGCCGATGACGCTGCAGACGATCACCGCGCACGCGCAGGCGACCCTGCCGATGCTGCTGCAGGGGTTGGATCCGGCGGTGACGCAGGCGGCGGTGGCCGCCTGGTCGGTGCGGGTGGTGTTCGACGCGGTCGACATTTCCGACCAGGTGGTCGGTGCGGTGAGCGTGGAACACGAGGAAAGCAGCTCGGGGCTGGCGACCTTTCGCATCTACCCGCCGGCGGGCGCGCTCGACCCCAACGACTATGAGAACAAATCGGTGCGGATCGACTATGAGACCCGCAGCAGCGCCGGCGCCGTGACATCGCGCTCGCGCCGGTTCACCGGGATCAGCTCGCGCGCGGTGTTCGACCCAGACTCGGGCGTGCTGACGATCGACGCCACCGACGACCTGCAGGGCGTGCTGGAGAACACGCCGAAGGCGGCGATCGACAACGTCATCGGCGGGCTGTGGTCGGAGTATGTTTTCGACGCGACCGCCGACGGCTGGCAGTACGCGCTCGACCGGCTGTCGACGATCGCCTCGGAAATGCACATCGACAACTACGGCGTGCTGGTCGTAGTGCCCTGGGCGGCCAAGACCACCGCGGACTTCACCCTGACCGACGCCGGGCGCTTCGAGGATTCCATGCGCCTGTCGCGCGCCACCCGGCGCGACCTGCTGACCGAGGTCACGATCACCTGGGATTTCCGTTTTACGCGCCTGCGCCATCGCGAAGTCCGGGTGGCCTTTCGCGACACGGTCGGCTTGTGCAACTACCTCAACGGCGCGGCCGAGTTTGCGGCCAAGGAAATGGTCTACGCCGCCGCCGACGGCAACCCCTGGACGCGGATCAGCGCGATCGACTTTACCGACCTGCCGGCCGCCGGCGCCTATTGCACACCGGTTCGGGTGTGGATCGGCGACCCGCGCAAGCTGTTCTGCCTGGCCGCGAGCTGGACCGCCGGCCGGCGCTGGGCACAGACCGTGACCGAGGTCTACACGCTGCGCGTGTATGCGCCCGATCTTGAGGAGGCGATCGGCCCGCAGGCGATCGCCGAGAGCTATGGCGTGGAGGCGACCTATGATGCGAGCGAATACGAACGCGATACGGCCTTCAGCGGGCCGCCGACGGGCGCGAGCCTTTCAACGAAATCGAACGATTATCAGATCGACGCCACCGACGCCGAGCGCGACGGCCGCACGGCCATGGAAGCGGCGCAGGAATGCGCGATCGCGAAAGCCCGCACCACCATGCTGGAACGTGCACGTCGCAACCGCCTGACACTTTCCCCGGTGTTCAACCCGGCGATCACGCTGGCCGCCACCGTGCGCATCAACACGCCGTACCTAATCGCCAAGGGCAAGGTGTATGCGCTGCGCGAGGTGTTCAACCCGGTCGACGGGTCGGTCGACTTCGAGATCACGCTGGCGCTCTCGCGCCATGGCGGCTCGGGCCTGGCCAGCGATACCCCGGTCGCCGCGCCGGCGACACCTGAGCAGACCCAGGAAACCGACACCGGGCGCAGTTACGTGATCGAAACCCGCGCCGGCGGTGTGACCGGCGCGCCGGCCGACGATGAAAGCTGGGACGGCTGGATCACCAACGCCTATGGGCCGGCGCAAACCGACCCCACAAACCTGTACCGCGAACGCTTCAAGCTGCGCATGCCCGAGATCGAGGAGGCCGCGCGCCAGGCCACCGAAGTGGTGCAGGACGCCGACTTCGAGGTCGAGATACCGCAAGACGAACTAACGATGAGCAACTAGCCATGACAGTGATCGCAAACGTATACAAGGACGCCGCCTTGACCGAGGCCTTCGACGACGCCGTCGACACCTTCAGCGCGCAGGCGGTCGACGGCAGTTTTGGCACCGGCTCGTTCTGGGTGGGCACGCCGACGGCCACCAACCAGATCCAGGCGACCAGTGATCCCGGGGTCGATCCGATCGAGGTCTCGTTCGACGACAGCGCGCCCGGGTCCGGGGTCGAGGAAAGCCACATGCGCCTGGCCCTGACCGAGGGCGGCCTGGCCGGCGCCACGCCGGGCGCCACGCTGGGGCTCGGCACCACCATCCTCGGCGGGTCCGGCAACGCGGTGCGGGTGTGGTTTCGCTGGGACAACTCGACCGGCGGCGGCGAGTCGACGGAAATGCGCATGCAGTTGACCGCCCGCAACGAGGCCGCGATCCCATGACCACCGCCGACGACACCATCCAGCGCCTGACCCGGCAGCCGCGCGGCACCGGGCGCCTGGATACGCCGGCGGTGCGCGAGGCCCTGCCCGAGGCGATCTCCGAAGCGGTACCTCCGGGAACCGACACGTCGCCGGGGGGCCTGGTGTCGCCGCTGGTCGAGCAGGCCTACGCCGGGTCGACCTATTACAGCCTGGTGAGTTCCGACGGGCTGTTTGTGTATGAGTACGGCGATCAGACCGAATACGTCGACGACGACGGCACCGGGGTGTCGATGGTGGTCAAGCATCTCGACATGACGCCGTGAACAAACTGCGCCCGTTCAAGGCGCAGGGAATGCCCTGGCACGGCCTGGCCACCGACGGCGTGCTGCCGACCACGGTCGGCAACAAGACCGTCGCCTATGACGCTACCGGCTTTGTCGGACCCTGCAAGGCGGTACGCCACCCGCAGGCGCCCGGAGTCTCGCGCAACACCGCGCAGGTGGCGCGCGATACCGCGCAGGGCCACACCTGGCGCGACTATGCGCTGTTGACCGGGCCGCAACACAACGTCAACGGCGGGCCGGCGCTGGGTGCAGATTCATGGCTGTACTGCGACGCCGGCGGCGCGACCTGGGTGATGCGCCTGGAGGCGATCGACAACGGCGCGACCATGACCTTCAAGCTGTGGCTGGATGCGCTGTTCGGGCGCAGCGGGCGCGATCGGTCGTTCACGCCGCAGGTGCTGGCGACGCTGTCGAGCTGGGCGCCGGAGATCCCGAGCTGGTACGGTGGCAGTTACACCGCCGCCGATGTCATCGACGAGCTGATCGTGGCAACCGCCGAGACCATCGCGCCAAGCCCCGACGGGGCGTCGGTGTTTGTCAATATCCGCTGTACCGACCAGGCGATATGCGCGGCGGTCTATCCCGAGACCGCCGAGATATACAGCCGCACCGACTTCTGGCCGGTTAACGATTCAACCGTGGCGGTGCTTGAGATCGCGATCAGCGGGCTCGGTGACATCGACGACGACGGCAACGGCATCACCGCCACGCTTACCGAGGACATGGCGTACGAGACCGGCACCACACCGCTGGTCACCAATCGGCAGAAGTGGACCAGCGCGGCCTGGGGCACGCCGTATAGCTGGGATCTGTCCGAGACCGCGCAACCGACCGCGCCGACCGGCGGCGCCTGCCCGGCGGATGAAACGCTCGAGTACACGTTTACGGCGTCCTTCACCAACCAGCAGGGCGACAACCCCTACGCGACCAGCCGCACCGGGATCGAATACGACGCGGTGCTTTACAAGACGCCGGACGGCACCATCGAGCGCTCGGTGATCGAGCACAACGACAGCGGCTACACCACGGTGACGCTGGAGGGCGCCTATTCGGCCACCTTTGACCTGAACAACTGCCTGACCGACGGCCCGAGCTTTTCCTATGATGGCGGGCCGACGGGCTGGTATTACACCAGTTGCACGCAAGGGGCGGCGACGCTAGGCACGCGCACGCGCACCAGCACGCGCAAATACTGGTCGCTGTCGATCAGCGTGTTCGGTGAGGTCTACAGCGTCGAGACCCTGTCCGACAACTGGACCGAAGACCACGACCTGATCCAGACTTTCGGCGGCGGCACCGGCTTCCAATATCCCAACTGTGGCAGCCTGCCGAGCGCCGACACACCGACCAGCGGACAAGAGGCGGAAGTCGACGGCCAGGCCGTGACCGGTTTCCCTGATATGACCGTCTACCATGAGATGCGCCTGCTGGCCTCGAACCTGGCCTACGTCTTGTTGGACTATCCGCAGCTCGCCGGCGTCAATCGCGATATGCACGAGAACGTGGTCGGTGTGAACGAGGCCGGCACCGCGTCTGAGCTGCTGGACCAGACCACCGCGCACGCGCCGCTGGGCACCGCGCGCAAGGTGCCGGATCTCCGCAAACTGGTGTGGAGCTGGCAGCCGGTGAGCGAGGAGAGCAGTTCGGCCGATGTCACGCTGTTTGTGAGCTATTCGGGCGACCGCTACCAGTACATATAAAAAACCCCGGCACCTGGCCGGGGTGAATGATCCGCGCGCGGCGTGCGGTTATCCGCAGTCGACGCCGGGCGCTGTGGCTGATCTGGATAGGAAAAAGGCGACCCCGGCATCCTGCCGGGGCCTTGCCGCCGCTGCACAAAAACCGGCGACTAATCGAGATCGGTGGGCTCGATCGCGGCCAAGGTCTTGGCCAGGTGATGCGAGGCCGCCTGCACGGCCTGGAAGGGTTCGATCAGGCCGCAGGCCTCGATCAGCAACGCCGGATCCCCGATCGGGGCCTCGATCGTCGACCAGCGAAAACGGCAATCCCGGCACACGCGCCGGCGCCGGATCATCAAACCGCCGGCGGTGGGCCTGCTGTCGGCCGTGCGGGTGGTTTCGCTGCCACACTTGGGACATTTCATAACTCGATCTCCTGCACCAGCTCGCGCAGATCGCGCAACAAGGCGATGCCGGCGCGGGTGTCCGGGCGCTCGCCAACATCGGCGCGGTGTTCGAGTTCCTGGTCAATCCATGACCCCGCGCGCGTTGACCAATCGGCCAAATCGTCGAGGGCGTTTGTTGCTGCGCGGTTCCGCAGCAGCGGAAGCTGTTTAAGATCGTTCATCGGTAAACCTCTTAGCGCGCTTGCGCGATTGGTAACTGGCGACGATTTCGATCGCCAGCAACAACACGGCCATCAGGGCCGCGCCGGCGATCATGCCGTCGATAAAGCTGGGCCAGTGTGCGGGGATCATTGGCGCTTCTCCGGTTCGACAAAAGGGACGACATTGTCGGCCAAGGTGGCCTGCGCCGGCCGCTTGTCCGTGACCGGGGTGATGATCACGCTGTCACCTTCCGGGCTTTTGCAGCCGCGCAGGGTGCAGCCGATCGTGCTGATGGCCCGGATGATTTCAACCAGGGGGATGTCGGGGTCGACGTAAAGCCGTACCGCGCGTTTTTTCATGGCGTTTCTCCGCGTTGATTAGTGTAGAGCCCTGAACATTGTGCACAAGGCTAATCCGACCATAATTTAGAAACGGCACAAGGTAAAGCACAAAAAAGCGCCGCGCTTTTTGTTGCTTGACTTCCCGCGCACTATGCGCCACGCTTTCCCGCCATGGACATCAAGCTTTACGAACCGACCCTGGCGCTGATGCGATCCACCGACGTGCCGGTGAATGTGATTTGTCGCGATCTCGGGCTATCAAAGCGCTGGTGGTCCAATGTGATGGCCGGCAACATCAAGGATCCCGGCGTGCGCCGGATGGAGCGCCTGTATGCCTATCTCGCGCGAAGCGCAGATCGCGGTGGTGATTCTGGACCGACTGATACAGGCCGCGCGCATGAGCTGCGCCGATCAGCCTGACGAGGGCAAGTGCATGGCCTGCGCCGAGCCGCTTCAACCGGCCGAATGGGGCCTGTATTGCGCGAGCTGTCGCCGCGATCAGGTGCGCTGGGAGAATCAGCGCCCATGCTGATCGGCATTGCCTGTTGTGATCATGTGACCTTTGGCGCCTGTCGGGATTACCTGCAGGCGCAATGGCCGGACCCGGCGCTGGGCATACGCCGCATCCTGCACGCCAACGACGCCGCCGCGGTGCGTCACTATGGCGGGCTGGTCGTGCATATCGAACACCACCCGGCGCCCAACTTTCCGGTGAATATCACCAGCGCGGGCTTCGACTGCCACGTCGGCGACGCGGTGCTGGCCGGCGCGGTGCATTCGAGCGAATACCTGCCACGGCTGCTGGCGATGCTCAGGCCGTGGCGCAACAACGAAAAAACCACCAAGGGAGACACACCATGACCAGCTACCCCTCTGCGCTTGTCCTGTTATTCGGCGGGCTCATCATGCAGCAGCTCACCGGCGAGCCATGGTGGAAGGTAGTGGCGGCTGTCGGCGTGGCGCTGATCGCGCTGGGTGTGCTGCTGGACATCGCCAACTGGTCGCTCGACCGTTACAAGCGCCGTCTTCAACGTCAAATCGAGGCTGCCCGCAAGGCCAGCGCCCGCCGCGCCACGCCACCGTCGTCGCTTTGAGCTGGCGTTGTCGCTGCCCGGCCTGCTGTGATGACCCCTTGCCAACCTACACCGCACGCCACATGGCCGAGTGTGAAGCGCGCATGCTGGCCGGGTGGTCGCGTGCGCGCCGCCTCGATTACCTCGACAAGGTCGAGCGCCGGCGCGGGTTGGATGCAGTCGTCGCGCTGCGCTACCACCTTGCCCGACTCCCGACCCCTCGTCATGAGTGAGGCGGGAGGCGTTGCGCAACACCGCAACACCGACACAACCACGCGACCGGGTTTGGGGTCCTTCGGTGACTTCCCGCGCTCG